TGTGGAGACTGCGGCTGTTCTCTTAAGTATAAAACTTACAGTATGTCCTCAGCCTGCCCACAGGGAAGATGGTTTGCTGTAATGACAGAAGAGGAAGAAGATGATCTAAACGCTAAACTAGGAGATTATGGCGATAGTATTTAAACCCGAGACTCATACTTACATAAGTATAGATCCAAATGAAAACATTACTTGGACTAGCGTAACTGGTATTATATCTAAGTACAAGAAACCATTTGATGCAGATACTATTGCTGCTAAGTCTGTTAAGAACAAGAAGAGCAAATGGTATGGTATGACCGAAGAGGATGTAAAGGAAGCTTGGAAGAATGAATCACAGAAAGCCGTAAATCTAGGTACGTGGTATCATAACCAAAGAGAACTAGCATATACTTCTTGCGACACTATAGAGCAAGAAGGTATTACAATACCTATTTTTAAACCTATTGAATCTGACGGAATTAAAAAAGCTCCTAACCAAAAGCTTCAGGAAGGTATATATCCTGAACATATGGTGTATCTTAAGAGTGCTGGGTTATGCGGCCAAGCAGATAGAGTAGAAGTAATAAAAGACACAGTAAATATTTATGATTACAAGACTAATAAAGAAATTAAGACTGCGGGTTATACTAACTGGGAAGGAATCACTGATAGAATGCTTGATCCACTTACTCACCTGGACGATTGTAACCTTAACCATTATGCATTACAGTTAAGCTTCTACATGTATATGATCCTTAAACATAACCCTAAGCTTAAGCCGGGTAAGATGGTTATAGAACATATTATCTTTAAGGAAGCTGGCAAGGATGCTTATGATAATAGAGTAGTGCTTTACGATATATCCGGAGAACCTGTTGTACAGGAAATTGTGCAATATGACGTACCTTATCTAAAAACAGAAGTCATTAATATTGTTAATAAGCTGAAAGACATATGATGCTACAACTAAATCCTATGCTGCCTATAAAAAGGGTACTAGATGGTATGGAGGGGTATGCGTTTTTAGTTATAGATTACTCTCAAGAACACGACATACTGTTTACATGTGCAATGGACGATGGTGAGATCTGGACTCTTAATAACAAAGAAATTAGATTTTGTAAAAATATAAGCTTAGATAGAAAATGATTGTTAAACTATTTGATATACAGAACGGTGTAGTTGTCCCAACAGAACACTGCTACACCCTAGAGACCCTTAAGAAGATTATGGATACATATCCAGAGGATCACCTTAAGATTTACCAGTATTTGTTTTATATGACTTGTCCTAATCCTGATGTAAATCCTTTCTTTAATCTTGCTGAAGATGACAAAGAAGAGATTATATTAGCGGAAATAAATGCAGATTTTACAGCTGAGGATGATCACATTCCAGGTGCTTTAAAGCTTTGCAAAAAATTATACGAGACCCCGACCATGAGAGCATATAACGGTATTAAACAAATGCTTGATCGCTTAGCTAATTACATGGCTACAGCTAGTATCACAGATGGGAGAGATGGTAACCTTACAGCACTTACAAATACAGCTGCAAAATTTCAGCAGATTCGTGAGGCCTATAAAGGGGCGTATAAAGATCTTCAGGAAGAACAAGCGGGACGCGCGCGCGGGGGTGCAGGACTTGCATATGATCAAACGTAATCTTAACTAATATACAATGGCTACTGAAAACATTAAGAAGAATCCCCCAAAGGGAGATATAAAGTTTGCAATAACTTTATCTGAGGAACAGAAGAGAGCTAAAGAATTAATCTTAGCAAAGCCTTATAACTTTATTATTGGTCAAGCTGGTAGTGGTAAAACGTTATTAGCTGTTCAGATAGCCTTAGACCTATACTTTAAACGTGAGGTCAACAAGATAATTATAACAAGACCTACAATATCTACAGAGGATAATGGCTTTTTACCAGGATCTGAAAAAGAAAAGATGGAACCTTGGTTAGTACCTATCAAGTCTAATATTAAAAAGGTTTACGATAAGCCTGATATCATAGCTAAGTTAGAAGATTCAGAAGCTTTAGAGCTGGTATCTCTTACACACTTTAGAGGAAGAACTTTTGAGAATGCTGTATGTATTATCGATGAATGTCAAAACTTAACTAAACCTCAGTTACAAATGTGCTTAGGTAGATTGGGTAAAGGATCATTAATGATATTTACAGGGGATAATCACCAAATAGATTTAAAGTTTAAGAATGACTCAGCTATTCATGAGGTTCCTAAATTAGAGAAATCTAAATGGGTAAATAAAGTAGTACTTAAGGACAACCATAGACACGAAGCTCTTAATGAAGTCCTAAGACTTTTAAATGAATATTAATGCTACAACAAACTGATATAGAAATTCCTACATGGGAAAATGGAGAGTGGGGAACTACATCTTTTGATACAAGAGATGAGTTCAATGACTTTGTACTTAGTATTTTTAAAGAGCCCGGTAAATATGAGTTTGACGAAACAAGCTTAATGTTTAATCAGCAGGCTAGAATATTCAATAATATCGGTTTTTATTGCCAGGCTCCACAAGGAACTAAAGACTTTATATATTACTGGAACGACCAGAAAAATAAATGTCGCGTAGGTATAATATTTAAAAATGGTACCAATACTTGGTATATCCCTAGAGACTACTACATGTGGCTAAACTTCCTACCCATCTTCAATAAGGAGACACAAAGGTTTGGATTTGCTGATGTCAGAGATGCTCAGTATCACTTAGCTCTATACGAATGTTTAGCAGAGTTAAACTATAGACATGCTGCTATCTTAAAGAAACGTCAGATCGCATCTTCATACTACCATGCTGGTAAGTTAATTAATCAGATCTGGTTTGAGGAAGGTATTACCCTTAAAATGGGAGCTAGTCTTAAAGACTATATCAACGAGAAAGGAACCTGGAAATTCTTAAATGAATATGAGGCTTTCTTAAATAAGCATACTGCATGGTACCGGCCAATGAACCCTAACAAGGTTATGATGTGGCAGCAGAAGATTGAGAGTGTGGATCCTATGAGCAAACGTAAGTCTGAGATAGGTCTTAAAGGAGTAATGCAAGGTATGTCATTTGAGAAGGATCCTACTAACGGGGTAGGGGGACCATGTAAGTACTTCTTCCACGAGGAAGCAGGTATTGCTCCTAAGATGGATACAACGTTTGAGTATATCCGCCCTGCTATGAAATCAGGATTCATGACTACAGGAATGTTTATTGCTGCAGGATCTGTGGGGGATTTGTCTCAGTGTGAACCTCTAAAGAAAATGATTACGCGCCCAGACGCGAATGATATATATTCAGTAGAGTCTAACCTACTGGATGAAACGGGGATTATAGGAAGAACCGGTTTATTTATTCCTGAGCAGTGGTCAATGCCCCCTTATATAGACGAGTATGGTAACTCTAAAGTAGAAGAAGCATTAGAAGCTTTAGATGAGCAATTCGCTAAGTGGAAAAAAGACTTAGATCCCCAGGAATATCAGTTACGTATTTCTCAGCATCCTAGAAATATTAAAGAAGCATTTGCATTTAGAACGGTTTCTATTTTTCCACAGCATCTAATTACAGCACAAGAGCGAAGAATAGATGATAAGATGTATGCTTATGAATATTTAGATATTTATAAAGGTGATAATGGATTACCAGCAGTAAAGGATACAAACAAGTTACCTATTAGAGAGTTTCCTATTACAAAAGATACGGAAGATAAAACAGGTACCTTAGTAGTGTGGGAAAGACCGGTTAAAGATCCGGAGTTCGGAATGTACTATGCAAGTATTGACCCCGTGTCAGAAGGTAAGACGACTACGTCGGAATCTTTATGCTCTATCTATGTATATAAAACTCCAGTGGAGGTAACTAAGAATGATGGGGAAACGGTACAGACTTACATAGAACAAGATAAGATTGTAGCAGCATGGTGCGGCCGTTTCGATGATATTAATAAAACTCACGAGAGATTAGAACTTATTATAGAGTGGTATAATGCCTGGACTATTGTAGAAAATAACATTAGCCAGTTTATTAACTACATGATTCAAAAGAAGAAGCAAAAGTATTTAGTTCCTAGATCTCAGATCTTATTCTTAAAAGATATAGGAGCTAATGCTAATGTATTTCAGGAATACGGTTGGCGTAATACTGGTACACTATTCAAGAGTCATATGCTCAGTTACGCCATCGAATTCTTAAAAGAAGAATTACACGAAGAACTAACTGAGGATGGTAAAGTAGTTAAAACAGTATTTGGTATAGAACGCGTACCTGATATTATGTTAATGAAAGAGATGCGAGAATATAGAGACGGTGTCAACGTCGATAGACTTGTATCATTTGCCGCTTTAGTAGCTTTTGCTAAAGTACAGCAAGCAAATAGAGGTTATAAAAAGCGTTATGAGGAAACAGGAATAGCAAAAAACTTGGATAACTCTAATAAATTCAGTAAATAAAATATGAGCCCTTTCCGTCACATGGGAGGTGGGGGCCATAAATTTGGCGGTATGAAAATACCTAAAACTCCATTTAGAAATATAAGATAGTATGCAGATATATAATGCGATGCAGATGAAGGCTGGTGCCAAGGTAGAGTACAACAAAATGGGTACTCTTAACCAGCCTATTCAGTTTATCCCTCGTAAAGAGAAAGATGTAGACTGGGCAGCCTGGAATCTTGACTGGTTAGAATGGAAAGGTCTACAGCATGTGCGTAGAAACGCGCGTAGATTAATGAAGAACTATAAACTTGCAAAAGGTATTATAGATAAGGGTGACTACATCATAGAAGAGGATAACGAATATGCAGATCTTATTGAGACACTTACAAGAGAAGATAGTGCAGCATTAGAACTTAAGTTCTACCCTATTATCCCAAATGTAATTAATACACTTGTAGCAGAGTTTGCTAAAAGAAATAGTGCTGTTACTTACAGATCAGTAGATGATACATCATACAACGAGATGATGGAGATGAAGCGTTCTCAGATAGAGCAGTCGTTGATTAAAGGTGCTGAAGAACAGCTTATGATGAAACTTGCTGAAGATGGGGTAGATACAGATTCAGAGGAATACCAGCAAGCACTTTCCCCAGAAAATGTTAAGTCTTTACCCGAGATTCAAGACTTCTTTACAAAGTCCTACAAGTCTCTAGTTGAACAATGGGCTTCTCACCAGCACTCTGTGGATATGGAGAGATTTAAAATGGATGAGCTAGAGGAGCGCGGATTCCGTGATATGTTAATTACAGACCGTGAGTTCTGGCACTTCCGTATGTTAGAGGATGACTATGATGTAGAATTATGGAACCCGGTTCTTACATTCTACCATAAATCACCGGATGCACGTTATATTTCTCAAGGTCAGTGGGTAGGTAAGTACGACATGATGACTGTGGCCGACGTTATAGACCGTTACGGATGGTTAATGACCGAGGATCAAATGAATACCCTAGAGCAAATCTATCCCGTACGTTCTGCTGGTTATCCTATCCAGGGTTATCAAAATGATGGTAGCTACTACGATGGTACCAAGTCTCATGACTGGAATACCAACATGCCGTCTTTAGGTTACCGTCAGTATACTTCTATGTGGGATAACACTCTACGTGGAGGAGATATTGTTAACTGGATCCTATCAGATAGTGAGGACTGGTTTGATATGGGTATGACCAACTTACTTCGTGTAACTACAACTTACTGGAAGTCACAACGTAAGTTAGGACATTTAACTAAGATTGACGATCTAGGATCTGTTACTACAGACATCGTAGATGAATCATATAAGATTACAGATAAACCTCTTTATAATACAGATCTTATTAAGAATAAGACTAAAGATAACTTGTTATTCGGAGAACACATAGACTGGATCTGGATTAACGAGGTATGGGGAGGAGTAAAGATTGGACCTAACCACCCAACATATTGGGGTACTAATAACCCTGGTGGTATTAATCCTATTTATTTAGGTATTAACCAGAACCAAATGGGACCTATTAAGTTCCAGTTTAAAGGTGATGACAGCTTGTACGGATGTAAACTTCCTGTAGAAGGTTCTGTATTCTCAGACCGTAATACAAGATCTACCTCACTAGTAGACTTAATGAAGCCGTTCCAGATTGGATATAACATCGTAAATAACCAGATTGCTGACATCCTTGTAGATGAGTTAGGAACTGTTATCTTACTGGATCAGAATGCCTTACCGAGACACTCACTAGGAGAAGACTGGGGAAAGAACAACTTGGCTAAGGCGTACGTGGCAATGAAGAACTTCCAGATGTTACCATTGGATACTTCTATTACCAATACAGAAAATGCTCTTGCTTTCCAACACTATCAGAAACTAGACCTTGAACAGACTAATCGTTTAATGTCTCGTATCCAGTTAGCTAATTACTTTAAGCAGCAAGCATTTGAAGTTATCGGACTTACACCACAGCGTCTAGGTCAGCAGATCGGTCAGACTAATACAGCTACTGGAGTAGAACAAGCAGTTAGTGCATCTTATGCTCAGACTGAAACTTACTTTATCCAGCACTCTGACTACTTGATGCCGCGCGTACACATGATGCGTACAGATTTAGCACAGTACTATAACTCTACTAAACCATCAGTACGCTTACAATATATTACTACAGCAGATGAAAGAAAGAATTTCGAGATTAATGGCACTGACCTTCTTCTTAGAGACCTTAACATATTTTGCACTACTAAAGCTAATCATCGTGCCGTTCTGGAACAGCTTAAACAAATGGCTGTTTCTAATAACACTTCTGGTGCTTCCATTTATGATCTGGGTAACGTACTCATGGCTGATTCAATTCCTGATGTTACGCAGATACTTAAGAAGACTGAGGCTAAGGCTCAACAGATACGTCAGCAGGAGATGCAACAACAACAGCAGATGCAGGAACAAATGATCCAGGCTAAGCAGGAAGAAGCTAGACAGAAACTGGAGTTTGAAGCAGCGGAGAACGATAAGAACCGCCAGAACAGAATCCTGGAAGCTAAGATTAAAGCTGCTGGTTATGGAGCTACTGTAGATATTAATCAGAATCAGCAAAGTGACTACACTGATGCTATGAAAGAGATTAACCGTACACAGGCTCAGAATGATAATATGAACCTGCAACGTGAGAAAGAAGTAAACAGAATGTCTGAACACAGAGAGAGTATGAGCTTAGAACAAGCAAAATTAGCTGCTCAAAAACAGATTTCTGATAACGAATTGCGTATTGCTAGGGAGAATAAGAATAAATACGACAGTAAATCTAAAGATAAAAATACCAAAAAGTAAGGGTTTTGCTATAAGATGCACTTTATTTCTTTAGCCACCCTAATTTTTAAAGTTTAAACTATAGATTTGCGTATATTAATAGTGTAGAGAATTTATAAAAAACCAACCATATGTCTACAGAAAATACAGACAACACCTCTATTGAACAAGTAGAGATGAACCTAGATGAGATTCTAGGAACACCGGGAGCAGAAAACGTTATGCTTCCAGAGGAAGAGAAGAAACCTAGTATGTTTTCTAAGGATTCTCTTGACCTCTCCTTTATTGACAAAGGTCCCGATGAAGAAGGCACGGAACCAATAGATAGAACACCGATTGACGATATTATTGGAGAAGTAGATCCTGATGGTGATTTCAGACCTAAAGCTTCGGAAGAAGACAAAGATAAGAAATCAGCTGGCCGCCCTAAGGTGGACAAAACAGGAATGGCTGAACTAGTAAATAAGTTAATCGAGGCTGGTAAAATCGTACCTTTTGATGACGACAAACCTTTGGATGAGTATTCATTAAAGGACTACGAGGAATTAATGGAAGCAAACTTTGCTGAAATTGAGAACAAAGTGAGACAAGAAACTCCTGTAGAGTTTTTCGAATCTCTCCCAGAAGAACTTCAGTACGCTGCTAAATATGTAGCGGATGGTGGTCAAGATCTAAAAGGACTATTTAAAGTCCTAGCACAAGCTGAAGAAGTTCGTGAGTTAGATCCATCATCAGAGAGAGACCAAGAACAGATTGTACGTGAGTATTTACGTGCTACTAACTTTGGTAACGCTGAAGAGATCGAGGAAGAAATCGATGGATGGAGAGACAGAGGGGACTTGGAATCTAAAGCTCTTAAGTTCAAGCCAAAGTTGGATAAGATGCAAGAGTCTGTAGTTGTTAAGAGACTAGCTCAACAAGAGCAGATGAAGAGACAACAGCAGGCCGCAGCTGATGCATATATGGAAAACGTATATAACACAGTTGCTGCAGCAGACTTAAACGGTGTTAAGTTAGATAAGCGTACGCAAAATTTAATTTACACAGGTTTAGTTCAGCCATCATATCCATCTATTTCTGGTAAGCAGACTAACTTGTTAGGACACTTGCTAGAGAAGTATCAGTATGTAGAACCTAACTACCCACTTATTGCTGAGGCGTTATGGTTACTTGCTGATCCAGATGGCTACCGTAATAAAGTACGTGACCAAGGTAAAGCTGCACAAGTAGAAAAGACTGTGCGTCAGTTAAAGACTGAACAAGCTAAGATGGCTACTAGTACACCAGTTGTAGAGAAAGAAGAGACAACTCAGAGAAGAATCCCACGAAGTGGTAACTTCTTTAAGCGATAAATTAACTAACCCTTAAATAAACAAAAAAAACATGGCAACTCCAGTTTTAAATAATGGGATATTCCTCCGTGATACGCAGTATGCTGCTAGCTCACACGTGGATTCATACCATTTAGTAAACATGCTCAAGAATGCTGAACCTATGGATTTAGGACCAGTAGATCTTTGGGCTATGGCGCAAAAGGTAGAAATGCCTTTGTACCAAATGTCTAGCTTCGGCGGCAAGAACGTTATTAATGTTGACAATGCTCGTGGAGAGTACAAGTGGCAAACACCAGTTGTATTAGATCTTCCTTACATTGTTGACTTAGAAGAAACAGGTTCTACCGTAGGTGCAGACGGAACTACATTCCAAATTAAAATTTCACGTCGTGAATTTGGACATGGTGATATCATCACTTATGACAAGTACAACGGTGCTGAAATGTACATCACTGCAGACGACATCGTTCCTCTAGGTGATGGTTTCCTTTACACTGTTCAATTAGTGAACAACGATTCTAGCTACGGTTTGGATACAACTATCCTTGCTCCTGGTACTAAAATCTTCCGTAAAGGTTCTGCTCGTGGTGAGTACGGAGAGCGTTTCTCTGACATTACTACACAAACTGGTTTCCGTGAGTACTACAACTTCGTAGGTGGAGCTGAAGCTCACGTACACTATTCTATTTCTTCTCGCGCAGATCTTATGATCAAAGGCGGAATGAATGCAGATGGTACTGTACCAGTAGTAGAGATCTGGCGTAACTTCGACAAAAACATCGATCCTTCTATCGCTAACTTAGATACTATGGTATCTCGTATGGGTAAGGACTATGTTAAGCGTGCTATGTCTAACGGATCTTTGTCACGTACTTTCTTGACTACAATGGAAGCAGCTCACTTGACTAAAGTAGCTAGCGACATTGAGACCTACTTAATGTGGGGACAAGGTGGACGTGTACGTCAAGACGGTCCAGATGATATCCGTCTATCTGTCGGTTTGTGGAAGCAGTTGGATAACTCATTCAAGCGTGTATATAACAAGTCTGGTTTCAACTTAGATTTGTTCCGCTCTGAGCTTTACAACTTCTACGCTGGTAAGGTTGGCTTCCAAGGTCCAGATCCTAAGCGTCAGCTTATTGTACAAACAGGTATGGGTGGTATGCGTATGGTTAACGAAGCTATCAAGCGTGAGGCTATGTCTTCAGGATTATTGATTCAAGCTGCTGATATCGGAGCAATCACCGGTAAAGGTATGGACTTGAACTTCGGTTTCGCTTACACTTCTTATGTTATCCCATTCTTGGCTAACGTGAAGTTTGTGCTTAACCCAGCATTCGATAACTTACATACTAACGACATTGAAAACCCAATCATCGACGGTTTCCCATTGTCTTCTTACTCATTCATTATCTTTGATATCACAGATAACACTAACGACAACATCTTCTTGTTGAAACTTAGCTGGGATAACCAATTGAAGTGGTGGTACCAAAACGGAACTATGGATTACATGGGTCGTACTCAAGGATTCCAAAGCTCTGGACAGTTTAACGGATATCGCGTATTTATGTCTCAAACTATGCCTGCTATCTGGGTTAAAGACCCAACCAAGGTATTGAAGATCGTTATGCGTAACCCAATCACTGGTGGATCATTCTAATCTTAACTAATCGGTAAATCGGGGGAGAGTTGAAAGCCTCCCCCTTTTTACTACCCTTCATAAAAACCAATAAATAAAACCAACAAAATGAGTAGTAATTTTACTAAAGTCGAGAGGTACTCTGAAAATAAGAGAGGACCTATTGCAATTAAGCCGTATTTCGATAACCGTATTGGTAACATGGGTCTAGAGAAATATGGACAATCCCTTTACGATAATGTAAAGCACATGGAGCAACTAGCTTGTCTAGAGTTCAACGGTGTTAAACGTTATGTTACAGGGCTTAACGAATTTGCACCTGAGATTAAAAATATCCCAGATGCTGAAACAAGAGAAGCTGTTATCAGAGAGATCCGTAACGTGGTATCTGAGCTAGAGAAAGAACTAGCAGCGAATGTAATTAATCCTGAAGATCCGGAATTCTGGGCTAAGGTTAAGTTACTAAGACCTGATAACGATGACTTCTGGAGTAAGATGGAAGTTAAATGTGGTAACGAACCACTATTTTTGGATCCAAAAGATCCCTATGATTTGATTAAAATCTATGCTATTAACGCAGGTGGGTTTAGTATCGTGGCCAGAAGCTATGAAGATGCAAGAGCTAAAACTAATCCTCCTAAGTTTTTCTTAGATCGCTATACAGAAACAGTTTCTACAAAAACTGAATCTAAGAAATTACGTAATAAGGCAATTGCTGAGTTACAAAAGTTGTTTGATAAGAATACTAACAAGTTACTTTACATTGCTAAAGTAGTAGACACAGGAAGTGCACAGTACAAAAAGTCTACACCAAACGACGTTGTCTATGATAACATGGATAACTTCATCAATGGTGAGGGTACTGAGAAGAGTGCTAACAGAGCTGCACAAGCTTTCTTGGATGCTACTAACTTAAGTATGGAAGTATTAAAGTTAAAGGCTTTAGTTAAGGACTCTGTTTATTACAAGTTCATTACTACTAAAGCTGACGGATTTGTTTATGTCACAGACAAGAATACCTTGTTAGGACGTAACCAAGCAGATGCCGTAGAGTATCTTAGCAACCCACTAAATGAAGAAGTTTTAGTAGATTTACTAAAAAAAGTAGAAAAATATTGGAATCAATAACTATCTTTATATAAACAATACTATTATGAATAAGATGAATTACGGCGGTGTAAAAATGAAAACCGGCGGCATGGTAAACCCTAATGCAGCGGTTAAAGCTGCTACTTCTACTAAGAATCAAGTTGGTGGTGGTAACGCTAAGTTTTCTGCACAAACTTCTGCACCTAAGAAGCCTGCTAAAAGCAAATCACAACCTGCTCCTAAGCGCGGTAAAAAATAATGGCTATCCTTACTAAACAGGAAGCTAAAAATTTAATTCACTATAAGAAGTCTTCTCCCCCTAAATTTGCAGGAGGAGGGACTTCTAAATGTGGATTAGCTCAACTCCCTAAAAAGAAATAACATGGCAGCTAAAAAATCAACACCAGCTAAAAGAGTTACGGCTAGTATTTCTATGACCCCTAAAGCAGAAATGCGTAAATGGGAAATAGAATCAGCTATGAATACTTTACGTCGTGCAGAAGAAATTCGCAAGGATGCTAAGATGATGAATGACGTAAAGAAATTTGCTCAAGAGCAGATTAAAATGTTAGGCAACGTAGCTAAAGGAAAGTAACATGGCTAAAAAAGAAATGCTTAAACGCAAGGACGGAAGTGTATCCCAGAGAGGTCTTTGGGATAACATCCGTGCTAATAAAGGTTCTGGAAAAAAACCTACTAAACAGATGCTTGCTCAAGAGAAAAAGATTAAAGCTAAAAAGTAATGGCTAAAACTAAAGTATCTGCAGGTGGTGAGAAGCACGTAGTCTATAAAAAGACTAATAAGATTGGTAAAGGCAAGCCTGGAGATATAATGGTTAACCACCCTACTAAAGATAAAGGTGAATGGGATACCATAAACCTTACTAAAAAAGCTGGTGCAAAGACAGTACGTGAAGGAGTAGCAGCTACAAAAAAATGGCATAAAGAAAACCCTTATCCTAAAGACAATGGCAAAAAGTCCAGCATGGCAAAGAAAAGAAGGTAAGGCTCCAAGCGGAGGCCTTAACGCTAAAGGGCGTGCTTCTTATAATAAAGAAACTGGCGGAAAT